ATTTAGCCAAGGCAATAGTAAAATCAATCATAAAATCAAATTAACTCCAGCGGACAAAAAAGCGGGGGTACGAATCTTTTGTAAAGAACCGTATGCTCAAGAGATCTATGATCTTTACTATTCTTCGGGAACACTTTTAAAACCTGCAAATAAGGACTTTGAAGTAGGTCGAGTATGTAAAGTAACTGCAAAACGTATAGACTTCGATAATAAAATGATTGAAGCTCAAGACGATGCAACTCTATCAACCATATTCATTCCATTTAGGGAATTTACTGAAGAGCCATCATTATTAGTTCACAATGAAATAAGCGCAAGCTTTAAAATTGTCATCTATAAAGTAGAAGGTGGAGACTTTTTAGGTTCTGAAAAACGATGTGCAGCATTAACGTACCGTGAAGATCTTGAAGAATTCATTAAGACTGAAAAATGGTTCTACGTTAAAGTTACGAACTTAGTCAAAGGTGGATACCTTGCTCTTTACAAAGGCACAGTTAAGTGTTTCTTACCTGGATCGCATGCTGCAGCTAACGTAATTAGAGACTTTAACGAGTACTTGAACAAGGAAATTCCAGTAATGATTGAGAATTACGATTCTGCAAATGACCTATTTATTGTTTCTTACAAGAAGTACATTAAACAGACTCTACCTCAACGAGTTCATGAACTTAAGTTTGGTGAAAAATACACAGGTATTCTAACAAATAAGCCTTATGATTTCGGAATGTTCGTTGAATTCCAGAACTACTTTACTGGACTATTACACAAAACCGAATTTGCAAATTACGAAGAAGTTAGCAAAAACTATAAATCTGGAGACCAGATCGAATTCTACATCAAGGATATTGTTCTTAAGAAAGGTGAACCTAGAATAATTCTAACCGATGCTTTAGAAAAAATCGGAGAAGATCAATTAATCTGGCAAATCCTAAAGGATTCAATTGAAGGTAAAACTTTAGAATTTACTCTAAATAAACAAAACTTTAATTTAGAGATTCAGATGCCTGATTCTGACAAAGTATTTCACACGGATGTTAACCATCTAAAAGGTAGAACTAAAATTAGCGACGAAGGTCAAATTAAAGTTCACAGAGTTGATACAATCAGGAAACAATTGAAGTTCGACTTTATTTAAACCAAAAACCGCAAAGAGTGGTATTTTATATTCGAATAAATAATCAAGATGCAAAGATCGAATGATAAAATATCACTCTTTTTTATGTTCGGTGCTCTTCAGGTTAACCATTTAAACAACAGAGTTTCTGTTAACCAAGCACACGACACCATAATTCGAACTTTACATCACATTTACACTTAATCTATAATAATAAAGAACATGATGGAACCTATTTTACAAGAGAATCCAAATCGATTTGTTGTCTTCCCAATTCAGCACCATGACTTGTGGGAATTTTACAAGAAATCAGAAGCTTCATTCTGGACAGCTGAAGAAATTGATCTAGCCGCCGACTTAGTTGACTGGAGATCTCGATTAAACGATGACGAGCGTCATTTCGTTAAACACGTATTGGCATTTTTTGCTGCTAGCGACGGAATCGTTAATGAGAATCTGGCTGAGAACTTCGTTAAGGAAGTCCAGTACCCAGAAGCAAAATTCTTTTATGGATTTCAGATCATGATGGAAAACATTCATTCTGAGACATATTCTCTCTTGATTGATACGTACATTACCGACCCAGAAGAAAAAATGCATCTATTTAGAGCGGTTGATACCATCCCAGCTGTTGCAAAGAAGGCCGAGTGGGCCCTCAGATGGATCAAGAACTCTACATTTCAAGAAAGACTAATTGCATTTGCGGCGGTTGAGGGTATATTTTTCTCAGGTTCATTCTGTTCTATTTTTTGGCTTAAGAAAAGAGGCCTCATGCCAGGACTAAGTTTTTCTAATGAACTTATTTCACGAGATGAAGGATCTCACACAGACTTTGCAGTTCACCTACACAACAATCACGTAGTTAATAAAGTTTCAGAAGAAAGAATAAAGGAAATCATATTATCTGCCTTAGAAATTGAGAAAGAATTCATCACAGAGGCTCTCCCTGTTAAATTGATAGGCATGAATTCTGACTTAATGAAACAATACTTGGAATTTGTTAGCGATAGATTACTATCCGATTTAGGTTGCGCAAAAGTTTTTAACTCAACGAATCCCTTTGACTTCATGGTTAACATTGCGCTAAACGGTAAAACTAATTTCTTTGAAAAGAGGGTTGGCGAATACCAAAAAGCTGGAGTTAAATCTGGAGGAGACGCAGGATTTTCATTAGACGCAGATTTTTAAAAAACAGCAAAAACTAAATAAATGAAGGTAATAAAAAGAGATGGCCACAGTGAGACGCTGAAGCTTGATAAAATCACGAACCGAATTAAAAAACAAACATACGGATTAAATACCGATTATGTTGATGCCCTAGAGGTTGCAACTAAAGTCGTATCCGGTATTTACGATGGAATAAGTACTCAACAGCTAGATTTATTAGCCGCAGAAACCGCAGCGGCTTTGACCTACATCCATCCAGATTACTCAGTTCTTGCGGCTAGAATTGCAATAACTCGATTACATAAGACTACTCACAAATCTTTTAGTGATACAATCGATCACTTATACAACTACATAGATCCTAAGACCGGTAAGAATGCATGCATTATTTCAGATGAAACTTATGAAGCTGTTCAAAAATACAAGAACACTTTAAATGAGGCAATCATTCATGATAGGGATCTTACCTTTGACTATTTTGGGTTTAAAACTCTCGAGAAGAGCTACTTACTAAAAACTTACGGTCAACCTGCTGAAACTCCTCAACATCTTTACATGAGAGTAGCTGTAGGAATTTGGGGAATGGACATTCAAAATGTTCTTAAGACGTATGAATTATTATCAACTCACCAAATGACTCATGCAACTCCAACTCTATTCAATGCTGGAACCAGACGACCTCAATTATCTTCATGTTTCCTACTAACAATGAACGATGATTCAATTTCAGGAATCTATAAAACTCTTTCTGATGTTGCTGCAATTTCGCAGAATGCTGGCGGAATTGGTATCGCTATTTCAAATATCCGAGCAACTGGTTCTTACATCAAAGGCACGAACGGTACATCAAATGGAATTGTTCCAATGCTAAAGGTTTATAATGAAACTGCCAGATACGTTGATCAAGGCGGTGGAAAACGTAAAGGATCATTTGCAGTTTACCTAGAACCTTGGCACGATGATGTTGAAGATTTTATTGAACTTAGAAAAAATCACGGTAAGGAAGAACGTAGAGCAAGAGATCTTTTCTTAGCAATGTGGACTCCTGATCTATTCATGAAACGTGTTGAAGAGGATGGTGATTGGACAACTTTCTGTCCAGCTGAAATTGATTGCGAGCTTTGGGAAATGTACGGAGAAGAATTTGAAAACAATTACGTTCGTCTTGAAGCTGAAGGTAAGGGTCGTCGAACTTTTAAAGCTCGTGTACTATGGCAAAAAATTCTAGAGTCTCAAATTGAAACAGGTACTCCTTATATTCTTTTCAAAGATTCAGCTAATCGTAAATCAAATCAAAAGAATTTAGGCACTATTAAATCTTCAAATCTGTGTACTGAGATCATTGAATACACTTCAAAGGATGAGCAGGCTGTTTGTAACCTAGCTTCTATTCCAGTAAATCAATTTGTAGTTTTAGGCAAAAAGACTGGCAAATTACGAAAGCCTTCGGCTGAATACAACCATACTGCTTTATATGAAGTTGCCTATCAAACAACTCTTAACTTAAATAAAGTCATTGATGTCAATTTTTATCCAACTCCTGAAACTAAGGCGTCTAATCTAAAACATCGTCCAATTGGAATAGGTGTTCAAGGATTAGCCGATACCTTTGCACTAATGGGATTGGAATTTGGAAATGAAGAGTCTAAAAAGCTTAATGAAGAGATTCATGAAACCATTTATTATGCAGCAATGGAAGCCTCAATTGACCTAGCTAAAAAAGATGGAGCCTACTCTTCGTATGAAGGTTCTCCACTAAGCTCTGGACAATTTCAATTCAATTTATGGGGCTTTACTGACGAACAATTGTCAGGTAGATGGAATTGGGCTGCACTACGTAAAAAGTTAATGAAGCACGGCGCTAGAAACTCTTTATTGCTTGCTCCAATGCCAACTGCCTCTACTGCTCAAATTATGGGCAATAACGAAGCATTTGAGGCATTTACCTCTAACATTGGGACTCGTAGAACACTAGCCGGCGAATTCATCACAGTTAATAAACACTTAGTTAGAGATCTTGCTGAACTTGGCCTTTGGTCAGACGCAATGAGAAATCGAATCATCGTGGAAAAAGGCTCAGTACAAAATATTCCAAACATTCCTGATGAGCTTAAATTGATCTACAAAACGGTTTGGGAAATATCTCAAAAGACCATTATTGACATGTCTGCCGATAGGGGTAAATTCATTTGCCAATCACAGTCTCTCAATCTTTTCTTTAGGGATGTTAATACTGCTAAATTAACATCAGCTCACTTTCATTCTTGGAAAAGAGGACTTAAAACTGGAATGTACTATCTAAGAACTGAAGCTGCTACGTCAGCAATTGCTGGCCTAGGAGTAGACGCATCTGCCAAATCACAGCCGGTCATTCAGGTGACTCAAGACGACACTCTACAGAATGCAAATGATATTGTCTGTTCTCTTGATAACAAGGATGAATGTCTAGCTTGCGGATCATAAATTTAACGTAATTTCAATCAAATGGGGGCCTTGTGTCCCCATTTTTGGTTTATAAATAATACTACCATGGAAATACTATCATTTGACAAATTCAAGTTATTACTGGAGGAAGAAGAGACGGCTCTAGCCCCGGAACCAGCTGCTGAACCTGCTCCAGCTCCAGAGGCTGATCCGTTATCATCACCTCCACCGCCACCTCCTGATTTAGGAGGAGCGCCAATGTCTGACCCGTTAGCCGGTGCAACACTACCCCCTGATCCAAATGCTCCTGCTCCAACCGCTACAACTTCAGTATTTAAAGTTGTATTTTTAGATGCCGATAAACCTTGGCACTCTAAGTACGCTGATGGCGGCGGAGTAAAAAGATATAAAGAATATGAAATCAATCAAGCTGATCTTGACAAATGGATCACTGATTCCAAGCTGGATACAAACAAAGATGACTTGTCTCAAGCAGTAAGCGGTAAAAAACAGATAGAAAAGACTCTATTTGATAAATTAAAAGGAGCCGCAACCTCAAATAAACTAGGTAAAGATCGAGGCGATGTTGACGTTGATTATGATACTAAATTAATTCCGTCTACTGCTAAGCTTGACCTAATTTTCGTAACCCATAAATGATAAAGCGCTTTAGTAACTTCATATATGAATCAAAGTTTGATTCTCTTGCCATTGCAATAGCTCACGATCTTTTCTCGATTGTGAAAAGCACTGCTGGTACCAAGCCAGGAAAAGCAATTCACAAAGAATTCACGTATTCTGATCCATTGGAGTTTAGTTTAAATTTTATAGTTAAAAGAGTAGTTCAATTTAATCCACGAAGATCAGCTCACTTTAAAACTCTACCTTGGGAAGTTTTAAATTTTGAAGATAACGGTTTTGCATTAGATGCGAACGCTTACATCCCAAATGCTTCAGATTACGATGAGCCTGAGCTAGAATTAGTTCTATACATTAGCCCAGAGGCAGAACCTCTAAGTTATGAGATTCTTAATCATAAATTAGTTGAATACGTTAGGCACGAAATAGAACATCTGCTCCAAACCGGAATCAACCGTAGAACTGGACACATAATTAAAACGCCAGGAAAGGTTAGATCGGGTGCAGAGTCCTCATATAAGTATTTTTTACTGTCTGACGAAATTCCAGCAATGGTTGCCGGTATGCATGCATCCGCCGTCCGAAAGAGAATCTGAGACCTTTCACTAAGTCTGGCTTGCTAACTAACGAACAATTCAATAAAGTCATTAGGGCATGGATAAAATTCACAAAACAAGTCTATCCAGAAGCCAAATTTTCCAACAAAGTTTATTAAAATTTAAAACCGGGTGAATTTTTATTATATAAGATACAAAAAATCTTTGAAATTATGACACCACAATGGTTAACTGAATTAAAAGAAGCAGTTTCTCAACTTGAAAACGAAACTGTGAAGTTCTACGAAAAAGGTAACAAGTCTGCTGGAACTAGAACTCGTAAACTTTTGCAAGATATTAAAGCAGTTTGTCAAGCCGGCAGAACTCACGTTCAAGAAGCAAAGACTAACGAGCCTAAAGCTTAATATCTTAATAAAAAGTTCACATTAAAGGGCGGGTCTAAAAAACTCGCCCTTATTTTTTGAAACTACTTACGGTTTTTTAGTACAATTTTATAAATTAAATCATTTTTGAACATGGAAGATCTATTCAATCTCAATCTCGATGATTTCTCAGGAAAATCATCATCTGCTGCTCGTAAAGTTGACGAGAACATGTACAATCCCGGTCCAGACCAAGGTCAGAACGGTATTTACAAATCGGTAATTCGTTTTATCCCATGGGTAACGGATCCGTCTAAAAGCCGCTACAAAAAGTATGCAGCTAAGTTAATCAACCCGCTAACCAATGAAAAATTGTATGTGGACTGCCCTTCAACAACGGGAGCTTCATCAATTCTTTGGACGTTAGACCTAGAGTTGAAACGTTTGAAAAACGAGGAACCTCAAATCGTTGAGGAAATTCAAAAGTACTTCAATCGTTATTACAATTACTATTCTTGTGTCTACATCAAGAAAGACCCTCAGTTTCCTAACTTGGAAGGTCAAATCAAAGTGTACTCATACGGTTACACAATTGATAACTTGATTCAGCAAGAAATTAATCCAGAGTCTGAATTAGTAACGACTCAAAAAATCAATCCATTCTCTCTTACACAAGGTAAGGATTTCGTATTGGTTATCAAGCGTAAAACTAAAGCATGGAGAGATTTCAGCTCAAGTAAATTCATGAATGAAGTTAGCCCATTAATCATTACTCATGGAGGTAAAGAAATTCCAGTTTCTACTGATCCTAAGGTAATGCAATTCACTAGTGAATACTTTAAAAAGAATTCGCCAGACATGAGCCAATACTTCTTGAAAGAATGGACCGACTCTGAGTATGAAAAGGTTGCAGACTACATTAAAGCAATCGTTCCTTACAAGCAAATCATTGAAAACTTGGTTGCAAACACAAAGGACGAGAGAATGAAGAAGCACTTTACTAACTCAAAACCAGTAAATCGTTCTCAGGCTCCAATGGGAGAAGATATTGAATTCTCTCCAGCGCCAGCCGCAAAATCAAGTTCAATGTCAATCGATCTCGATGATGATTTCGCAAGTGATCCTGCTCCAGTAGCAAAGGCCGCTCCAGCAAAATCAGCTCCAGCAAAATCTGATGACCTAGACGATTTATTCGCAGATCTATAAAAATATCCAAATAACATGGCAAATAAGAAAAACCCAACTACAGTAGAAGAAACTATCGTTGAAACTCCTCAAGCTGAGGGTAATCCTCAGCCGATTGCAACATTACTTTCTTCAATAAGTTACACTGACCAAGCTGATTACGAAAAATTCTTGGCAAACCTAACTCCCGAACATGCAGTGCTTGTGCTAATTTCATCAGCTAACCATTGCCAAGCAAAAGGAGTATTTAACTTAGATGAAGCTGAGCTAATCGCAAAGGCTATTAAAACGTTGAGCAAACCTCAACCTAATGTAGAACAACCTAAATAAAACAAACATGAATTTAATCATTGATGGAAATGCCTTTCTTAACGTAGCCGTTAGCATAGCGAAGAATATCCTAGCTAATGACAAGCGCGTGGGCGAAAAGTATTACGTCTCTGATCTGTTGAACGACGATAAATTCATGCTTAAGCAGGTAAGCAAGGATACATTCAGAGCTTTTTCAGTAAATTACCTCGGAAGTATCCTTGCTCCTTTTAAGGAAAACATCAGTTCTGTATTTTTTGTTTTTGACTCTAAGAGTTGGAGAAAGAAATACATTAAGGAGCATTTTGAAACTCATGGAGAGGGAGATTTTTCTTATAAGGGCCAACGTAAATACGACGATAAGATCTATCTTTTCTTTGAATACTTCCAAACTGAAATTTTAAACACAATCTCTGAAGAATATGGGATAGTTGTTAACCGAGTTCCAGGAGCGGAAGGCGATGATCTAATCGCTTACATTTGCGAAAACCTAAGAGAAGATATTTGTATTTGGTCAGTAGATAAGGATTTAACTCAATTACTTGAAAGCAACAAGCGTAAAGTGATTCTGATAATGCCTAAACAAATGACTAAGTATAAAAAGATCTACACAACTGAAGATTTTGGTCAAGTCCAAGAAGCCGAGATCGATTTATTCAATTTTGACATTGAGTCAATCGATAACTCTGCAATTGTTAACATAATTAACGATTTGACACAAAAGGACTATAAACATCTAACCGTTGACCCAACTCTAGACATTATAACTAAATGTCTAGCTGGCGATTCCTCAGATAATATTCCAAGAGTTCATCCAAAAATGACTCCAGCCAAGGTGACCAAAATAATTGAGCATTTGCGTGAATCTTACAATTGGAAAGACATCACATCTCTAATTGATTCAGGTGATCAGGGTTTCATTGATGTTTTACGTGAAGTTACATGTGACGTTCTAAAAATAAAGGAACCGGGTGAATGGAAGACGATCGAGAATAACCTTAATCGTAACAAGACACTAGTCCGTTTAAGCACAGCAGTTTTTCCAACTGAAGTATTAGAATCGATCAAACAAAGCGTAGATTTAACAGTAAGACGTAAGTTTAATTACTATAAATTTAAAAAAAATTACAAGAGCTAATGAGCATAGACATTCAAAACGGATTTATTCCTTTATTTGAAAGAATCCTAGTTTTACCTGATTCAGTTGAAACTAAAACAGAAACCGGCATTGTATTATCGGTGGATGCAAGAAAAAGACCTAACACAGGTAAAGTAATCGGACTAGGCCATCTTGTCGCAGATAATTCAAAATGCCCAGTTAAGGTTGGGGACAGAGTTTTGTACCAACGATATTCTGGACTTGATGTAAAATGGGACGGTAGTAATTATCACCTAGTAATGGCGAATGATCTCTTAGCCATAATCAATAAGGATCAAGAAACACAATTTGAATTAAATGAGCAATCTTAAAAGTTTCACACAGTTCGTGAATGAAGAAAAGTCAAATGATTTTAGGATTTTTTGTGATCTAGACGGAGTCTTAGTTGATTTCAATAGAGGCTTTATTGAACTGCCTAGTAATACTGAAAAACTTTCGCCAAAGGACTATGAAAAGGCCCATGGCAAAGATTCATTATGGCCGTTAATTGACGAGCTTGGAGAATCTTTTTGGGAAAATTTACAGTGGATGAAAGACGGTAGAGAATTATGGGACTATCTTAAGCGGTACGATCCAATCATCCTATCTTCACCAAGTAAACACCCAGGCTGTTTTGCGGGTAAGACTAAATGGGTAAAACGCCATTTGGGAATTGATCAAGAGGCAGTGAAGGACCCAGCCGATTTTACAAAAGAAACTAGATTCATCTTGGCAAATCATAAGCATGAGTACGTACAACCTGCTAAAACTCTATTGGGCAAAGAGCCAGTTCTAATTGACGACTTTTCTCGAAAATTGGAAAAATGGACCAAAGCTGGTGGTATTGGAGTCCTGCATAACGATTCAACTGATACGATTCGTGTAGTTGAAGAGATGGTAGGCCCAGTTGAAGACTAAAGTTCTCGGACTTAAACCGAGTGGTGGAATGCTGTTTCCGGACGGCCCTAAACAAAAAAGGACTCCATTGGAGTCCTTTTGTTATTAAATAGAGTTCGTCTTTTAGAATGAAGGCGTAAATCCAGTAGAGTTAGAAGCCAATTGGCCACCAGCTCTTGTGATTGTAATACGATTGATGAACTTGTGAATACCTCTTGGGAAATCAACAATAATATCAATAATACCTGCATTATTTTCAAGAACTTCAGTTCCGTTATTTGAATCATCAAAGATTACATCGAATGTTGCGATACCTCTAGCGTCTTGAACTGCAGTTAAGTAGTTCTTAACAAGAGTTTTAACTCTTAAACGAGTAGTAGTATCGTTGAAATCAAATAGGAAGTTCAACAAGATTCTTTCAATATCTCTTTCAATTGTTACCAATGCTTCTCTTACGTGAACGTTATTCAAAGCTGATTTAACTTTTTGGTATCCAGTATTATTTGAGAAAATCATAACACCGAAGCCTCTACGTCTAACGATTAAGTTGAAACCTGCTGGCTCCAAGAAGTCTCTATCGCCATTAGTTAAGTCGTATTCAACTCCTGTAATTTCAGGCTCAGTAATAATACCTCGTTTACCTGCTACGATTGAGAAAGTATTTCCGCTAGAGTATTTCTTCATGTAAGTATTAGCAACGTATGCAGCAGGTGGAATTGATTTATTTCTACCGCCTTCAAATATTACTAGGTTAGGCATGAAGTATGCAGTATATGATGATATTGCAATACCGCCTCTTTCTCCACTTGCGAATCCAAATGTGTAAGATGGATTAGTCGATAAGTTACCACCAGTTGAAATAAATTCAGCTGATACTAAGTTAGTGTTAACATCAATGAAGCTTGGATCAATTGATCTTTCGTATTGAGCAAATGATGGAGCATTTAGGATAGCTAAAGCCTTTCCGTGATTTGCTGCAAGTTGAGCAAGTTGTTGTTTAGAAGCGCTCCAAATTTGACCTTCATAAGAATCAATAATGTAACGATAATCTAGGGTCTCATTATCTGCTAATGTAGAAGCA